CTCCATCATGTGGCTCGCATAGCGCATTAAATTTAAAATTTCCTCTTCTTCCTGTAGGGTTGCTAAGGGTGAAAGGCTTTGTACGTCTAACTCTAGCCCGTTAACTCGTAAACCGCTAAGGTCAACTAGCGGGGACCCGTCGGGGTACATTACTTTTTCTAGTGTTTTTAACGACACGTCAATACTTTTAGCCACCAACTCCCTAAACAACCGCCCAAAAGAAGAACCTGAACGGTTGGCGTACTCTTGTTGTCGGATTGTTTGTTCTGTGGCCGTCTTTACTGGAGCATCAATCGGCCCTAATGGGTCGGTGAATAACATCTCATTAATGTTTTTTCGCAATTCCTCAACAATGATTCGGTTCTGGTTAGAATACGGCGGTGGATCTAAGTATTTAATTTTAGGCCCGCCCATATCCCAATGGACCGGCAGTGCAATACTGGGTTCTAGTTTCATATTCTCTAGGCTCATAATGCCATCGTCGCCAACTAAAAGCGGCGGCTGACAAGTCATAGCTGCGGCGGTTAAATCCGATTGGATTGACTTGTTTAACGTTTTAATATCCGGTAGCGCATACAACAAAGGCCCCCGCCCGTACCATTCGCCGGAAATTACGGACCAACGGAATACAACCCACGGTAAAAACTCCTCTTCACGTTCTACAAGTAAATGGTGTCCCTTTGTCGTGACAATACAGTATTTAAACCCCATTGCTTTCTCGGTACGCAGTTTTCCCTCTACGCGATACTGGATAGTAATCTCTTCAGGAAACATACCCTCAATAACTTCGCACTCCTGCATAGGCTTATCTGCGTATTGCTCTTTCATCTCTGCCGGTATCTTTGCATCTGGCCACGTTGTTATTAGGTTACGGTACTGCATCCGTAGCTTTCTGAAAACCGTATCAACTGCCCCGTCCGCGCCTGTGGCAATATATAACTGACTTATGGGCACCGACTCAACAAACAGCGGTTGCTTTAGTGTGCCTGGTCGAATTAATAAAGCGCCGGTTCCAGCAGCCAAGTCATATAAAGATTCCGCTACGGCTTGATCGTAATACGACGCGTGCAAGCATTTAAACAACGTGTCTTCTATTTTCTCTAATTTTTTTGATAAATCACTATCCCCCTCCTCTTGTAAAAACAACCCCGGCTTAAGCCTAGCATAAATGCCTCGCTCAGAAGTAGCCAATAGTGAAGTGCGGCCCACATTCCCTCGCCTAAAAGCTAGTAGTTTCTGCGTGTTTTCCAGGGCGATCTTTTCTTTTTGCGCTTGGCTCTCGCGTTCTTGTTTTTTTAATTGGTTTTCTTGCATAGCAAGCTGTTTTTCTTGCACGCTGTTGTCTATTTCTGGTTTTCCACCGGTCATTTGTATCCTCCATTTAACACTAACCATCGGTATAATTGGTAGGGAGTTATCGCATAGTTTGATATTCCTAACGCCATTTTTACTATACTAACACACCCCGGTACTACATTACCAATATGAAAACCCGAAACGCACTTTGTTTCGTCCGTTTCGTATTTGACTACTAAAAACTTCGGGTGCGTAAAGTAACATTTAACCACCTCGTCCGCTGTTTGGTTATCATAGATTTTAGTGTTAATATTAAACCCCGTATAGTCTATCTGCACAGTGTGTGGGTGTACTGTCCTCAGCGCAAACACGTGTTGTAGATTATGGTGTAATACTTTTTTTAAAAACCGCATGGTTGGGTGCTTCGTTGGTGAAATTCTTCGAAACACAACATACCACACGGTTGTTTTCATTTTGTCCTTGTCCTAAAAAAGTTTAAAGCCCGGTAACACTTTGGGCTTTTGCATCCGACCGTCTCTACCTAACATGCTTTTATGCTCCCCACCGCCAAGTAAAGCATACTGCAACGCATCGTGTGGGTGGCTAAACCTATTCTTATCAGGCTCTAGCTTATACTTCGCCTCGCCACCAACGTTTAACCGCTTATAGTGGTACCCGCCATTAAAACCTCGACGAATCATAGGGGCCTTTTTACGGCTTATCAAGATACCTGGTAATCCATTGCTTGAGCGCAACAGTGGCGACAATACCGCTTCCCTGCGAACCTCAAATTTATTTGACGGCGCCGGGCGAATATATAACTTTTCTGTTTTAAACAGATCAAACGCTGTAATACCTTGCTGATCCCTAAAACCTCCAGACGGATCACCCCAAAACTCAATTTGAGATTGACTGTACTCTTTGGTTACGTATTTATTTATATTGCGGGCAAAATCTTGTATCGGCCAGGTTTCCCCATCTGGCGTTAAATACTCGTCAATAATACGCCAACGCCCAAAAGCGTCTTTTTGCGCGAATACCGCCGACGGTGTGAGCCCAAAATCAACCCCAACAATAAGCGGGAGTCGTTGGTCATACTTAACGTCCGCACTAGAATGCGTGGCGTCCACATAATTGTCGCCATATACCGGCTTTCCTTCCTGTATAAACCCATAATCGCCATGCACATACACGTCAATCCACTCTTGGGGCTTCCCGTGTTCCATCTTTTCATAGTAGCCCGCCGGTAAATTTTCTACATTTTCCGCCCCTAAAAATACCGGTACTTGTTTTGCCCCACAAAACGAACAATCCCCCACAATAACCGCATCCGGCCACCGGTGTCCCGACCACCCCTTAGGGTTCTTACTGCCGCACGTCTCGCATCCCTCCTCTTGCGCCTTCCCCGACGGTTGGTTTAAAAACCGATACCTCTCATCTGGGGTCTCTTCCGCTAACTTATACCACCAGTTGGTATCATCCGGTGGGTTAGTATCTGCTATGATTCCGCTTCGGGTGGGCCATGCTATTCCTAATTGTGTCATTTTCTTTTCAAACCCGTATTCCCACGCCGCCTTCACGTCATCTGGTCCTTGCGCTAAGAACTTATCAAAAGATTTTCCTAGCTTCTCTCTCGCAAGGTCAAACAAATTCCGTAACGCTGCCGATAAATACGCAACTTCTGTCTCAACGATATAGTCCGCCAAGGCCTCCCCCTGCGCCAATAGCACAGCATCTGGCATATTTTTTTTCGACGGATACCTCCCTACACGCCCTGTTGCCCCATTTAAAATGTCCCGATTCGTATACCGAGCTTCATTAAACCAAAGCATCGTAGTCTCTAACGACAATAATTTTGATAAATCTTCCGGGCGGTCTAAAGCTAAAAATATAACTTCGGCTTCGATATCGTCTAACTCAATATGATGCGAAATAGGGGGCTTTCTGTTCACCCTACCAAACACCTCTTCAGGGAACCAGTCCAGCCAAGTCTTTAACGTTGTGGTTTCCAGCTCCGGGGCCGTATTTCTCACCACAACATGGCGCGTCCGACGCTTCCCATTCTTCGATGGTTTTTGCAAACTCATGTTAGTAAACAACTCAAAACACATCCCTACAGACTTTCCCGAGCCAATCGGGCCTTTCACGCCTCGGTAAAAAGCATCCGAATTATGAAACTTTGAAAGCGTTGGGGTTGCCTTATAATTTAGCTCAAATTTCACTTTTCCTCAGAAATATTTTCGCTGTTAAGGTCCGCTTTTTTTGCTCGTTGGCGTTTAGGCGTTGCACTCTTTGCCCGATACTCTTCAACAGCATACTCATTTAAATTATCCCACGCGTAGATTATCGATAACGGTTTGGGCTGGCCGCATACGTCACAAGCCCCCAATGTTAACGCCGACTTAAAATAAAGGGGACTCAAAACTCCCCCGTTACTTACGGCGCAATCAATACAAATATGCTCAATGTTAGACATCTATTATCTCTCCTTGTTGTTGTGTTACAGCTCCTAAATCAATATTAATATTTATCTGTGTTTTATCTCCTGTTGTGTCTGCGCCGCCATGGCCTGTAAACTTCATCTTATTACTCACCATGCTGGCCAAAGCTCCCGACACCCTAGAATCCCCTTCGTCAAACCGATCCTTAAACGCTTGTAACACTTCCTCAAACTGACCAGCCGCAATCGTAGAGTCTAACATAACCGCCTTGACATACGTCTTGTGAATACTAACCACGACTTCTTCAATCTGGGGCTTCTTTAACCAAGTTGCCGCCACACGCCGATCAACTCCTGCGGCTTTTGCCGCTTTGTCTGGGTCCAAAGTCTTTTTGTACTCTTCCAAAAAAGCAATTTGAGCCATTGTATAGGCGTAATGCTCCGGTATTTGTATCGGGTCGTCCTTAGTAGCCACCATCTCCACTGGGGGTGTGCCTTTGTCTGCTTCCTTAAATTTTTTCTTCACTCTATCCATAACGCCTTTATCAATCCGTTTATTACATTTTTTCACTTTTTAGTTATGGTAGCAGCGGTTCGGGTGTTTTAGCTTCATTTTGTGAGAGAAAAGATTTGATTTATTAGAGGGTTTAAGAATTTAGGCTTAGCAGTAGCGGAATACTGACCTAAAAACGTGTCTAACTACTACCATAACAAAAACCAGAATACCACGTTGCTTCGGTATTGTCAATCTAGTATCAACGTCAACTACTATTTAATCCTTTTTAAACCTTACTTCGTTTTTGAAGCGGTTAAAAAATTCAGAGGCTCTTTAGATAACGCTATAGCGAAAGCGCACTCGGCGGGTACCCCCCCAAATTTTCACCCCCCGGGGGCCTTTTTTAGCTAAAAAGTATGTCGCATAACCTATATTATGTAACAACTTCAACGATATCGGTAGTTGCGCCGCTACTATGAGCAGCCAAGGCCTCACGGCTAGGGTAGACGTCTTTCAACCGCTTTAAACGATCAAAAAGCCTACACAACCACAATTTGTACCCATTTTGATAGTTTAACACTGGCTGGCTATAGGTAGCAAGGGCCAAAGTCTATATGTTGCGTATTAAGGCTAATACGCCCCTTAATTAGGCGGCATATAACAATTCATGCTACACTGAGCTCATGGCTGAATATAGATACCTAATACGAATTAACTATAAAAACGCTGATCGCGTCCAAATTTGGAAGCCGGCACGCTCAGCGGCCGCAGCCATGGTTAAAGCCATTGAAGCGTCCAAAGCCAAGATCAGCCATGTCACTAATGTTTGTTTAGTCGGGGAACCTGTGCCAGTGTGCAAAAAGCGGCGGCGGCGTTTAGAAATTCAACAGTTCCCTGAACGGGCCAAGCGTACACCGCGGCCAAAGCAACCAAGCGTGTTTGACATTTAGTACCCAGCAAAAAACAAAGCTACTACACATAATAAGTAGTATAATATATATAATATATAAATATATAATATATATTATACTACTGGTATACGTTACTGTAAGTTTTTGAAAGTGTTTTTAGTAGTTAGTTTATGTTGGTTTTACAATGGTTTTAGTATTTAGGGGTTTTAGGCCTTTTTTGGCATACAGCACGGTTTACGCTCAAACGTGTACATCAAGAATTTTAAATATATATTTAACGTATTGGAAATATATATAAGGTTACGCCTAGCTTTATATATATTTTTTAAAAAAGAAAGTATGCTTTTAGGTGTAAAACGATATATATATATATATGTAGGGCTTATATATCCATAATACTTGTAATACACCTTTGAGCGTAAAACGATACATCATGAAATTTCGATTAGACAAACTGATTGGTGGTTGGTATGCTTGGTTTTGTTGAGAGTTTTAGCGGTTTTAAAAGGAGTTAGAGAAAATGATTAATGAAAAAAGCACAAAAGGAGAAGTTTTAGACGCCGTGCAATTGGAGGGGTATGTACTGAAGTATGCTAGTAAGGAATTAAGGGGCGATCGTGAGGTGGTGTTGGAAGCCGTGAAGCGAAACGGCTGGGCGTTGTGTTGGGCAAGTGCAGCCCTAAAGGCTGATCGGGCTATTGTACTGGCAGCTGTCACTCAAAATGGCTGCGTTGTGAGATTTGTGCATGAGTCATTAAAGAATGATCGTGAGGTAGTCCGGGCAGCGTTGAAGAATAATGGGGATGCACTGCTGTATGAAGTTTCACAACAAAAATAGTATTAAATAAAAAAGGAGTTAGAGAAAATGAATGTACAAGTAGAAAACATGGTTAGTCGGAAGGGCAATGTTGTCCCTAATCAATTTAAGGTTTTTACCAAGAATGCGGTTTTGTTCCAATCATATAGCCGCGTCATCGTAAAAAAAAGATTAAAGGACGGGCAAATTTACCTTGATAAGCAATACTGGGATTATAGCCGCACCACTGGCGAATACAGACGCCGATTTTTAGGTGAGGGCATCGCTACGACAAGACAGAAGATTGAAGCTGGCGAATATAAATTAGTTAACCTAAATAAATAGGAGTAAATAAAAATGAGTAACAGTTTTGATGCCCAAGCTAAAAAGTTTACGGATTTAACGGACACGACTATACATAACGTGTGGATTGATCACGATTACCATTTTCAAGATGATACCCAAACTCGGGATATCTATTACGTCAAATTGACAAGTAAAGGACGCGGTTGCATGAAATCATATTCCTTTAAATTTGGCCAAAGTGTAAGGGATAGTTCTACTAATCCACAACGGCGGGTACGTCCGACAGATTATGATATTTTTTGTTGTCTTTCTGCAACGGACCCCGGAACCTTTGAAGATTGGTGTTCCGGTTGCGGTTATGATACGGACTCGATCAAAGCTTTTGAGCTTTATAGAGGGGTTTGTAAAGAATTTGAAGGCTTGAACCGGCTTTACAATGACGCTGAGTTAGCGATGCTAAGTGAGATTTGTTAGTGATAAAAGTATCTAAAATCAATGGTTTTGTATGGCTTAAAGTCTTTAATGAAAATGGGTTGCTTTATAGTGACGGCCATTTCCAATCCATTGGTGAAGCAATGGCCGCCGCTGCGTATTATTTAAATTAGAAAAAAAGGAATAAAAAAAATGAATATACAAACACACGCTTACACTTTAAAAGCTAAAAGCAAGTTTAAAAAGGGGGACGCGCCACGTACGCTCGAAGCTTTATATCAAGCTACTGAGGATGAGCAATTCAAACACAAACTAGCCTTGGTGTACGGTACTATGACAACTAAACCGGCCGTGAAAAACAACCCGCTGGCATGGGTAGCAACGGCCAGTGACCCCAAGTGTGATAGTAATCGATTTGATAAATTGGTTGTCGGTAAAGGCTACGCTATGGGCTGCGACGGTTACCGGGTCCATGCGTACAAATTGCCGGAAAGCCAAGCGGCCGCGCTGGACGGCAAGTATATTGACGCAAGCGGCAACGTTCTAGCGATTGAAACGTCTAGCAACAAGAGATTACCGGTTGATCAGATATTAAAAATGGCTGTTGAAGCTGAGTACGCTTTAAGCGATACATTTGACGTTTCAAAATGCGTCATTGCCAAAGCAGACCATGGCCCGGTTGAGTTCTTTGACGTTGAACTATTCGGCCAGAAGTGCCGCTTTAATAAAAAAAAGATTGAACAAGCGTTGAACGGCCGGCAATCCGTCAAGGTATGTGCGCCAACCGGTTTTACCGGCCAAGAACCGGCCCGGTTCCTGTTAAGCGATACAGAAACTGCTATAGTTATGCCGGTGCGTTTTGTTCGTTAAACAGGGAATTAAAAAGATGATATTAAATAAAACAGCTAATGGGTACCTATCAATCTCAGAGTTTGTCGGGGAGTCCGACCACTTCTTCACAAGACTGTACATTGATTACACTGAAGCCCAGGCTAAAAACCTATTCAAAAAGGATTTAAAAGATTTTCGTAAGGGATTAAAATAATGATAAATAAAAAAAGTAAAAAACAAAAAGCGATTGAAAATTCAAAAGTACCCAAGGCCGTGCAAACGGCCATTGAGGATTTGTTTGCTAAAGAGTTTCATTTAGGTTTTGACTTTGAAACGGAAATACAAGCCAGTAAATTGAGGCCCGTACCTATTGCGGAGAGTTTAGAAAACGGCAGCGTAATGCCGGTGGCTATTAAGGATAGGCTCGACAAGGGGCCCTACTATTGCCATGACATTTTTCTGGGCCCCCCAGTTACGGTTAAAGGCATAAACTATGCGCCCGCATCGTTCATTGAAGTGAGCCCCAAGGGCGACATGGCAAAATTTACAAAACAGGAGAAAAAAAATGACTAAAAAAAGTAATACAACACACATGGTGACGTTTAGAACGGAGGAGCCAATAGCTAAACTATTTAAAGCCTATTGTAGAGACAAAGGCGTGAGTGTCACGTGGGCTTTATCGATGTTTATGGCAATGGCGGTGTCACACGCTTTTGACGATGCAGTAGACCCTATATTATCGGAAAAGCTAGAGGGGGCTACGTGCTACCAGCAAGAGTTTTTAGTTTTAATTAGGCAATATATGAGCCAGTTGCTGAAGGAGATGAACTAATGGCGCCGAACACAGGAGCGATAACAATATCCACGCTGATAAAGCAGTTAACCCGCCTTCAGAATACACATGGTGACTTATCAATCATGATCGGCGATCATTTTTCAGGCTACAACAAAGTAACCAAAGATAGCCTATCTTTACGGCGATTGAGCGGGGAGAAAGTCAATAGAGTGCACCCGCCATGCTTCACTGGCAGTGGCGATATCTATTTAACGTTAAACCAAACCGTTCTACTGTTTGGCCAGGAGGAGCCGAGCGCAACCAAAGGGAAATACAAACGTAAAAAAAAATAGACTTTACAACCCCCGGCAATTAAGATATAGTTAGGTTAGTTTATAATTAAAAAATCAGGAGAACAGCCAAATGACCCGATTGCAGCCGAGCAAGGCACTATTAAAGATAGCCAGAGTTTTTCATTCCCACGGGCTCGTGACTATGCCATTAAACGGCAAAGCCCCAATTTTAAAAAACTGGACTAAACTAACCTTGCCAGAAGTTTTTGACGAGGGGTACTACACAACAAAATCTGTGGGGTGGGTAATACGCCCACCTTACATGGTTATAGACGTCGATATCCGGCCGGAGCGCAACGGCATGGTGGGGTTAGATCGTTTGGCTGCCGACACAGGTTTTGATTACCTAGAAAATGCAGGCGTGGTAGTCCACACACCATCAGGAGGCTTGCATTTGTATTACAAGACCTTTCAAAGCGATGCGGATTACAAAAAGAATCTAGACGAGCGATACGAGGGGTTGGACTTTTTGAGAGGAAGCCACCAAGTCTTGATACCAAACAGTGAGACCGAAGCCGGTACGTACAAACTAGACGGCGCGCCGAATAAGTTTTCTAACATTGGGGTAATCCCGGAAACGTTACACGATTTATTGGTGCGCCCAGAAGTAGCAGCTGAATGTAGCGGGGACCCGGGGTATTTTACCGACACGAAGACAGATCGGTTGTTATTTCTTGGGTTCGTAAAGCAGTTAGGGGTTGTCTCTGAGGGTGGGCGAAACGAAACCTTGTATAAAATAGCGTGCCGGGGCTATGATCTCGGCATACCGCCCGAGAAAGTCCTTAGTATAGTCATGGATGCTGATTGTTTTTCGCCCCCGCTATCCAAAGAGGAGACAGTTACCACACTGGTATCCGCGCTCGCTACTCGGAAAAACAAAATAGGTTCGCATTCTGTTGAGGAAGCACTGAAAGCTCTTGGCCCCATAGATTCTGGCTGTTCTCAAAGCCAAGGGCTTAATAATGTGCTTCCCCAAGAGAGTGCGGACGCTCAATTTTCTGAGGTGTGCCCGTGGCACGATAAGTTGCACAAAACCAAACAAGGCACAGTAAGCGGTCAAAACTTTTGTGTGCGCAATTGCGCTATTTTCTTAAAAAATATGAAAGAGTTTAAAGGAAAGATTGGGTACAATGAGTGGAGCCGAGAGACGGTATGGCTTGAGCCCTGTAGTTGGCACGGGTTTGACAAGTCCGATTGCGTGCCTAATGGGGTAGCGGTCACTGATGATGACTTGCTATCGATTAAAACGGTATTTAACGATATGGAATTTGACCCGTTAGTTAACCAGATTTACCAAGCCGCGCGAACCGTGGGGTTTGAGCGGAGTTTTCACCCAGTAAAACAATGGTTTAGTGGGTTGCCTAAGTGGGACGGCCAAGAGCGGTTGCATGAATTGTTCCCTAAGCATTGTAATGCGGAAGACACCGCATTTAATCGTGAGGTGGGGGAGCTTTTACTGTGCGCGATTGTTAAACGTATATACGAGCCGGGGTGTAAGTATGATCACATGGTTGTTTTAGTGGGGCCAGAAGCGCAAGGCAAGTCAACGGCCATCAAAGCGTTGTCTGTATTTAACAGTTGGTTCACGGATTCTTTGGGTGATATTAATAAAACCGGAGACGCAATCCAGCAGATTAAAGGCAAGCTGGTGGTTGAAGATTCGGAGCTTAACGCTTTGTTGAGCCGGTCAACTACGGCAGCGAGCGTTAAGGCTTTTATATCTAGGGAGGTTGACCGAGCGCGATTGGCTTACGCGAAGTTAACCGAAGACGTACCCAGACAGTGTGTTTTTATGGGCACCACGAACGAAAGCCAGTTTTTAAATAGCGTTACAGGAAACCGGCGAATTTGGCCAATTGAAGGTTACGATATTGACGTGCCAACGCTTACGGTTGAGATGCCGCAGCTGTATGCCGAAGCGCTATTAGTTTATAAAAAGCGGTATGTTGGTTTAAAAAACGGCCTAGTCTTGCAGTCGCCCGCGGCTATTGAGCAAGCCAAGAAAGCACAAGCTAGCCATATTGAAGTCGATGAACTTGAAAGAGTGGTGCACGAGTGGTTAAATAGTGGTGTGCAAGAAGGGTTTCAGTTAAGTGATGTTTGGGACGGTTTAGGTCGAGACATAATACATTTAAGCATTCGGGAGCAAAAGCGGCTGGAGCGTGCGTTGTTAAAGTTGCAGTATAAACGGAGTGATAAGGGTTTTGTGAGATTTGGAGGTAAAAAATGATCGGCGATATTTATCTAACATTAAACAAATGCGACACATTTGTTTTAGGAAGTGGTTTAAAAAAATATAAAATTTCCACAATCGGCCTGATGAGGGATCATGGGGTGTTTCGCAGTCGAATAAGACCTTTAATATTCGAGACAATGGTCTTCAGTGACGACAAAGACTGGGACTTATACCAAGAAATATACACTTCACTAGAAAAAGCAAAAAAAGGACATGATGAAATTATTTTAAAAATATTGCAAGAGGTAAAAAATGATAAATAAAAATAGTACAAAAAAGGAAGTGTTAGTAGCTGTAAAAGCAGAGGGGTATAATTTGTGTTATGCAAGTGAGGAATTGCGGAAGGATCGTGAGGTGGTGATGGAGGCGGTGAAGCAGGATGGGTATGCTTTGCGGCACGCCAGTGAGGAATTGAGGCGTGATCGTGAGGTGGTGCTGGAAGCTGGGAAAGAGACTGGGGATGCTTTTCGGTATGCAAGTAAGGAATTACGTGGTGATCGCGAGGTTGTTATGGAAGCGGTGAAGCAGAAGGGGTATGCTTTGCAGCACGCCAGTGAGAAATTGAGGCGTGATCGTGAGGTGGTAATGGAAGCGGTGAATCAGTATGGGTATCTGTTGCGGTTTGCTAGTAAGGAATTGCGGAAGGATCGTGAGGTGGTTCTGACAGCTGTGCAGCAGGAGGGCTGGGCGTTGGAGTATGCAAGTAAGGAATTACGTGGTGATCGTGATGTGGTGCTGGAAGCGGTGCATCAGAGTGGGCAGGCTTTGGATTATGCGAGTGCGGAATTGAGGCGTGATCGTGAGGTGGTTCTGACAGCGGTGAAGAAGAATGGGAATGCGTTGCAGTATGCGAGTGAGGCATTGAAGGGTGATCGTGAGGTGGTTCTGACAGCGGTGAGAAAAGATGCCAGGGCGTTGCAGTATGTGAGTGCGGAATTGCGGAAGGATCGCGATGTGGTAATGGAAGCGTTTAAGCAGAATGGGCATGCGTTGCAGCATGCGAATGAGGAATTGAAGGGTGATCGTGATGCGGTAATGGAAGCGGTGAAACAGAAGGGGCTTGCGTTGCGGTTTGCCAGTGATGAATTGAGGCGTGATCGTGAGGTGGTGTTGGAAGCCGTGAAGCGGAATGGGTATGCGCTGGAGTTTGCTAGTGATGAATTGCGTAATGAGCGTGAGGTGGTACTGGTAGCGGTGAATAACGATTGGCATGCTTTAAAGTATGCTAGTGAGGCATTACAGGCTGATCATGAGGTGGTACTGGTAGCGATAAAGAAAAACGGCTGGGCGTTCGAGTATGTTAATGAGAAGTTGCTATTTGAAATGGGGCAGTACTGGCTTGCTTGTATGGAGGTAAAAAATGGGATTAGTTAAAGTGTGTTTATTTACTGTTGTTTTTTGGGTTGGGGTGGTCCGTGCGGTGTGGTGGGTTTTCAAGGGCCCGGACTTTGACAGCAACGATAAGTCGCTGGGTGGATATTGCTATAATATACTCGCCCGTTTGTGTATTGCGGTGCCGACGACGGCAGTTTGTTATTTTGTATTTATATTTATATTTTTTTTATTTACTGAAACCTTGGAGTTGTTATAATGAAAGATCTTACCCGAAACCACAACATTGGGTCCTCGGACTACGCAAAACGAAAAATCCAGCCATGGGATATATGGCTTGAGTACGACTTGAACCCGTTTGACGCCGACATTATTAAACGGGTGTTGCGGCGTAAGCCTGGCGAAGCGCGATTAGACTACGAGAAAATAATACATATTTGCCAGGAGCGTATCCGCCAACTAGACAAGCCGCGATGCGAGGGAGGTAGCTGTGACTTTATCGACTAAACCAACACTAACCTACAACACCATTACGGCTGAGTATGTTTACACGTGTAC